CACCAGCAGTTATTCCTAAATTAGTTGGTGTAATTTTTTTCATTGTACCACCATCATCTACTAAAACAAAGTCTGCATCACTACTTGATGTTGTGGTTGTTGGGGTATCTGAGTTACCTGTTGTTAATACTGTTCCTGTTGCGTCTGGTAGTGTGATGGTTCTGTCTGCTGTTGGGTCTGTGGCTGTTAACTGTGTTTCAAAGTCATTTGCAGTTGCTCCCTCAAAAAGTATCACTCCATTTTGACCTACTTCAAATCTGGGAGTGCCAGAATTACTTGTAAAAAAGGTGAAATTTGCACTGCCATCTTGGCTAACAATATCAAATGATTTATCATCCGTATTTGCTTTTAATTGAAGTCTAGTAGAAGCGTTATCACCTGATTGTTGAAACTGCCAAGTTCTATCTATATCAAAAGTTAAAAGAACATCACCACTATTACCACCAGTGGTTGTCAGACCCTCTGTAGCTGTTAATACACCAGTAACTGTTGCACCAGCAGATGTGGTTTCAACTTTTTTGACATTGTTGTGATAAAGTTCTGTTGAACCATCTTGGTTAGCTATAATACTTTGTTCACCAAACTTAGCTTGTATTTTTATAGGACCTTGTCCAGCAACATTAGCAATTACAGTTTGTGGCGAAAAATCATGGTATATAAAAAAGTCATTATTAGTTCCAATAGTCAATCTATCTCCAGTTGAAGAACCATCAGCAATACTTATTACATCAGCTACAAGAGTGCCAGTTACTGTTGCACCACTGGATGTTGTTTCAAACTTTAAACTATTGTCATAATATAATTCAACATTACCATCAGCATTAGCTTCAATCATTTTTTCTGAAGAACCAGCTTTATGTATTTGAACTAAAGCATTACCACCAATAAATAAAGCTCCTGTTCCAGCTTCTGTAATAAAAGAATTACTTCCATCATGTAATATTCTTAAATCACTATCATTACCAAAAGTTGCTTTTGCATTATCTTTAAATTCTAATAAGCTATTAGCTTTATCCCATTGAGCATTATAATCTGCACCAACTAATGTAAGATCACCACTACCATCAAGAAACACTGCTTTACCAGCAGGAAGTGTGCAAAATATAGTCTTAGTTCCAGACCCAAAACTAACAGCATTGTTACTATTTGAACTGGCTAAGATGGTTGTTCTTGCTAGTGTGGCTACAGCAGAAATAACATTGATTGTATTACCCATAGCATTACCATGAGATGTACAATAATATTTTAATGTAGATGGTGCGTCACTCGCTACAACTATTGTAACTGTAGCATTAGCTTGTCCTTGTGTGCCACTTACTGAAACGCCATCTGTATAAGAAGCATCAGCAGATGTTCTAAACCTCAACGGATGTGATCCATTACTGCTGTCACTAACATCAAACACATAAGTAAACCCTTTTACAAACGTAATAACTGGATTAGTAACACCATTCAAAGCAAACTTATTACCACCATCACTAACAACTGTAACTGTGTAGTTTATAGTTTGAGAAGCTCCCTCATTAATTGTGCCTAAACCAACTTCAAAATTAGTGTTGTCTGTAACTGCATAATAAGTTGTATCACCATCAGATAGATTAGTAGCAAAAGTTTCAAACCCAGTAACTGCACCCTCTAATTGAAAGGTTTGAGTGCCTACTGTATTTGTAGTTTCCTTAATTCTATCTGATATTACTAATGCCATTACTTCAACTCTATTGTAAGGTTTCCTGCGTTAATTCTAAATATATCACCAGATTCAATTACCTTTTGCACATCTAATGCTCCTACAAATAATATATTTCCACTACTTGCTGCATCTGCAATTATAATGTGTGTAATTGTATTGTTTGTACCACCAGAAGCTGGAAACTCTATATTAGCTGCATTTGTTGCAGTTTGTTGATCGGTTGAATCTGATCCAACTAAAGTCCAGTTTGATGCTGTAACTTGTTGTCTTGCATAGTTTGTAAATGTTGCTTCTGTAACTGTTCCAGTTTCTGCTGCACTTACGGCTGTTGCAAGACCTACATATATACTGTCTCCAGGTGAGCTAAAAGAAAGAGAATTATTTTTAAATAAAAAATGTAGTAATCTTCTTTCTAGATAATTGGTTGCTGCATTTGCTGTTGCCATCTTTTACTCCTATGTTCTCGGTCTTGATGGTAGACCAACTCTATAACCATCTGTGTTTTCTCTTGCTTCACCTAAGTCTTTTAGTCTCTCAAGATACTGTGAATATAATCCGTTGTAATTTTGTAGCACATCTGGCTCACCTTTCATAAAACTATATGCCTCTACAAGAGAACCATAAAGCAAGGCGAAAGGTGCATTTGTGCTTAACCAAGTTGTACCACCATCTGCACCTGCGGTCAAACTAGCAGGTCTGTAAAAATAATGTAATTCGATTGTATATGCACTATTTGGTGTGGGTGCTAATATAAAATTGTTTTCATCAAATCTAGCATAATATTTAGGTAGTCCAGTTGTTGAAGCTGCTGGTGTATACTCTCTTAAAAAATTCACATCTTTTTGTAAAAGAAAACTTTCTGATCCAGCTGTTGTAATTTGTAAAGAAAACGATGCCAGATAATCATTAGGCACTGTTAAAAATTGATCAGAAGACGTTAATGTACTTGTTGCATTTTTTCTAAAATAATCAAAGTCCACACTTTTTAGTATTTTTTCTTCTGCTGCTTTTACAAAATTAGGAATATTATTTACAAATGTGGTCTCACTGTTGTCTGTGTAGTCTTGTATTGCTGTCGTCAATGTTGCTTTTGTAAAACTCATTTATGTCCCCAATGTTACAGGCCCAGCAGTAGCAGAACCTCCACCACCCTTTGTATTTCCTATTGTAGCAGTTCCACTACTCGCAGTAAATGTATAAGTATCATCAGTAACTTTTGTGATAGAATAACCAGATGAATTATTTATAACAGTAGCAGTAAATCCATCAAAACCTATAGCATCTCTAAATCGAACTGTATCACTTGTTGATCTACCATGTGATGGTTCTATAACTGTTATAACAGCACTGCCAGAACTACCAGATAGAAAAGGATTTAAACCAAGGATGTTTTCTACTGTTACTTCTGTTCTTGAATCTGGTCTTGGCTCATACAATGCTGTTGGATCTGGGCCTGGATAATTAGGCTCTAATTGTGGATGTTTAGGTTCATACTCGTCTGGGCCTACCTTTAGACCATTCCACTCTTTTCTCATTTCACGCAAACGATAACGAAAACCAGACCGATCTGAGTATCCGTATGCCTTTTTGCCACTTGCGTACCTAGCCATTAGTACCTCAAGTATGATATATTCGGTGTTAGTTTAAGTGGTGTGCTATTAGCATCTTCTGCTGCAGCTCTTTGAAACTCTTCTTCATATATGCTTTTTAGTATTTGTATTCTATCTGGTGCTTTTTTAATGGATATGTAATAGGCAAGTCCAGCTGCCATACACGGTAAGAATCTAAAAGGTGCATCAGTTGTATTAACCAAAGCGTCTGCATCTTGTATTCTTCTTACATAATAATAAACAAGAGTGTAAGAAGTGTCTGGTGTAGACCATAATGTGATCGTAGGAGTAGTTTGTCTATCAAAAAAATACTGACTTGGTTGTCCAGTATTGCCTTTGTTTGGTATTCTTAAATACTCACCACGGCTCATTTGTGTTAAAGTAAAATCAACGCTACTACTATTTCTTAAAACGACTTCTAATAAATCTACAAACTCACTATCTAATGTATATGTAGCCGTACCAGATGTTACCGCCTTTGTCTCTTGTGTTACAGTCCACAAGTTAAGACCTCTATTTGCCCAATCAGCAAACATAAGGTTTAAAGAACGTCTAGCTGTTTTAGCATCATAGCCAGTTCTCATCTCTAAGCCACATCTCTCGTAGGCTTCTTCGATAAGCTCTCCTACATCTAAATCAAAATCTCTTGAGTTTGAAGTTGCCATTAGGCTTTACCACCTCTTCTTAACTTTTTAATACCAGTAGTTCCTTTTAAAGATATACCTTTTTTACCAGTGCCTGCTTTACCAGTGCCTTTTTTTGGCTTAATAGGTGCTATTTTTAAACTTTTACCTCCTTTAGCCATCACTGGTTTTCTCATAGTTCCACCACCCATCATTTTTTTACCACCATGAGATGGTGTTCTAATTTGTTTTGAAGGTGAGACTGGTTTTTTCTTTACGCCCTTAAAAGGGTCTTTAACTTTTGAGTTTTTCATTTTGTTTGGCATTATTTACTCCTTTTTCTTCTTAATGATTTCACTCTTCTTGGTTTACCCGCAGGTTGTCCTAATCGATTCTTTTGATTTATTCTACTTCTTTTTTCTTTTGCTGTCATCTCCTTAGTAGTCTTTGGAGTTTTAGAGCTAATTCTTTTACTTGGTCTACAATAAGGAGTGCTACGTTTTTCACCTTTTTGACGACCACATGGTTTACCAGTTTTGACATCTTTCCAGTCTTCTTTAAACCATCGTTTAAGTGCTAGACCTTTTTTTGTCTTTCGAACTGCCATTATGCGTACTTTGTTTTCTTTCTTCTGTTAGACATTATCACACCACATCCTCTAGCTATGTTAGGATTGTTTGACTTTCGTTTAGTCATTCTAACAACCTTACCCTCTTTGGCTTTCATACTATCTACTTTTTTAATAGCAGCCATGAGACCACCATCTGCTTTTTTCTTCTTTTTACCACCAGTGCCATAGTTAGCGGCACCGACTTTTCTACATTTTGCGATGGCACCTGAGGCATACGCTGATGGAAAAACCTTATATCTAGATTTTACTTTATGGTAACATGCGTCTTTAGGCATAGTATCTTCCTTTCTTTAATTTCCAACAAGTGCAGAAAAACTCTTTTTTCTTACATTTGTGACATACTTTAACTGGTTCACCCCTTACGACCTCTCCTTTTTTTAGAGGCACAATGTGCTCTTTCAGAAAACCCTTTAGGTCGTTTACAATCGATCCGCCTCTTCCTAGCACTACTCCACTTTGAGGAGCGTTTTCCAGGAGACTTTGTGATCTGTTTTGACATCGATCCCCGCGAGATTGCCATCCTCACCTTTCCTTTTCATAAAATCTGCCCACAATACTGTTATCATTTTGTTGTTTTCTTTGACTTTTATTTCAGTAATTGCAGTTCTTTTATCTACATTAATCAATGTTAAGCATATCCATGCCATTGCTCCAGTCGCTGAAGTCACAATAACACCTGTAAGTATCCCTTTTATGTTTAACATTTCCATCTTCTTCTTGCTTGCCTTAATCTACTATTGGGATTCTTAGCTGCTTTAGGAAACTTTTTCATCTGACCTGCACTTCTGGCACAATATGATTTTCTTCTATTTGCAGCTTTACTCCCAGCTTTAACTTTACCAGTAACAGCAGTTTTTAATTTACTGCCTGGATTTTCTCTTCGATAACGAGCAACCCCAGCCTTTGTCATTCCTGCTCCAGATTTAGTGGAACGGAAATACTTCTTGGTCTTAGGAGGTTGCTTGTCTCTTGTTCTAGCCATTACGATAAAAATATAGTGAGTTTGTTACCACTACCAGTAAAAGCAGATAGATATGCACCACTCTCTGCTAATATACCATTATCTGGAATATTAAGAGTATGTAACCCAGTTGGAAAACTTTGTGTTATTAATGTAGCTCCACCATTACCATCTGTTATGGTAAGAGCACCTGCTGCGTTTCCAAAAACTACTATCTGTCTTATCCTTGACCTTGCAGGTCCTACGATAGCAGCTGCATCTCCTTGGTTTACATTAAAGGCTTTTACGTCAGATCTTGTTCCCGCCATTATAGCCTCCTATTAAGAAGCGTCAGATGAGCTTGATACTCCAAGAAACTTCATCACTACTGTAGTATCAGCTCCTGGATCACCAGAAAGAACAATCTCTACTTCGTCTGCTGTTTCTGTAGCAGCCGTTGTTGTTCCTCCAGACATTCCTAGAACTCCATTACATGGGAAAAAGCCTTTGAAACCTGTGCTATTTACTGCGGCAGTTATACCGTCAACAAATCCATCTGTGTCTGCATCTGTGCCTATGTCATTTAATGTAACGCTATTAGAAGCTGCACCAGTTACGGCAATCATAACTGCTAAAGGAAGAAAATTTGAAGGTATTCCAATTGCAGATTCTTTACCAGTTGTTGCACCATTAGCAACTGTTACAGTTGCAGTATAGACAGAAAGTGTCATTTCACTGCTGATAGCACCAGTTGTTGAGTTTTCGATAATATTCTTAAACCCATTTTTGGATCTAATAGGACCCGAAAAAGTTGAATTAGCCATGTTATACTCCTTGTCTTGGCAATTGTCGAAGTTAATTCTTCGTCAAGGTTATTTTCATTATACATAAAAAAAGGGCGACTGCAAACAATCGCCCTAAAAAAATTATTTAAATTTTTTATGCACCTGGTGAACCGAATACGGCACGAGGATCTGAGAAGCCGAAAGAGTATCTCTCTCTTGCTTTATATCTCATGTTCCCAGTGTCGAAATCTGGATCCATTGCTGTTGCCATTGGCATTCTTTCAAAATGCTTAAGACCATTTGGTGCGTCTGTCTTAATGAAAAACGCATCTGTATCAGTCAAATAATCGTTGATGACATAGCCTTGAGGTAACATTCCCATGTTTCTCATTGCGTTTGCATCATTATCTGATGTTCCAGGTCTTAAGTTAGAGTTTAACAATCTCTCTGCGACAAACTGTAGTTGTCTTGGAATAATTAATTTCATTCCTCTTAGAGCGATAATTAATCCTCTTTCATCCACAAAGCCTGCAATCTTAATTAAAGCATCTTCTAAAGATGTTTCATTTAAGTCTGCTGCAGTTGTTGGCTCGTTAGCAAAAGTTCCACCATTAGTTAATGGGTGATCTGTTGCTAGTAATGCCTTACCATCACCACCAGCAGTTGCTCCAGCAGTAAACGCATTATTTAATACGTTAGCAGCTTTCACTTGCTTTGTATGTGCCATTGACCTTGCAAGTGCTCTCGTATAACGAGCAGATAGCTTGTCGTAAAGGTTATCCTCTACAGCCTCTTCTGTTATTGAGAAAGCCATTGCCACAGTCTCATGGTTATATCTTGAAGTGTAGGCTTCGTTTGCATCATCAAATGTGACACCAGAACCTTCTTGCTTAGTAGGCGCTGCTCCGAAACCACTTAACATGACCTCTTCTTCAAAGGCTCTATCTGATGCCTCTGTGTCGAAGATTTCTGCATGTTGACCTTCATACCTATTATACTCCATACCAAAGAGGGCATTTAAGCCTGGCTCTAATTCTTTGGCGAGTTGTGCTCTTGAAATAGCCATATTACACCCTCCTTAAGATGCAGTAGCGTCAACATCCGAAGAGTTTAACGCATGGTTGTTGATTTTAACTATGTATGAAACACCAGCAGCAGTATGGTCAGCATTAGTTACATCTTCGTGAATACCTAAAATCATTAATGGATTTGAAGTATCTGTATCTTCTGCTGTAGATATATCTATCTGTGCAGTAGAAATACCAGTGGTTGTATTACCACTTGTTCCATTTTCGATTTCAGCTGTCTTAAAAATGTCAGCTTTTGCTGTCGCTCTGTCAGTGTTTGTTCCATCACTTGCGATAATAAATCTCTGTGCTGGATCGTCATACACAAACCCTTTGATATCAAAGTTAGTATCAGCTGACCCACTTCCAGGCCAAGTGTTACTAAACTTTAACTTGCCAGTAGTTGCATCCACATACTCACAGCCTGCGAATACACCTAATAGCTGAACCCCATCACAAGTAGCCGTAGCGATCTGAATGGTGCCACCAGTTAATTCTGCTCTGACTGGTGAACCTTGAAAAATCGCGGAAGCGTCACTTGCAATAAAGTATTGACTCGTACCTTGAGTCGCTGGACTAGAACCATGTTTTCCAACTGGTTTTAGACCGAACTTTACATTGGCATTTGCCATCTTTAGCTCCTTTAAGTTACTCGGTATTAGAAGCGTTCATTTTGCTTCCTTTACCGAAGGTTACACGACTTTGCCTATCTGGTTTATGGATAGGCATAGAGGGATGTTGCTCCCTCATCAAGTTTTCATCCACGGCTGTCATTTGATTGCGGGTCTGCTCCCGAAAATATTCAGTTCTCTCTTGTACCGTTTCTGTGGGTATTCGTGCCAACATTAAACCACCGACACCTATTATCCCTTTGTTTTTACCCTCTTCAATAACTGGATACTTTGCAGCTTCGGGACCGTATTCGTCTGCCCTAACTGGTTCCCATCCTTCTCTCATTCTGGAAAAGACATTTGATTTATCATCCTCACCACGAATGGCAGTTCTGATCCATCTATGTTCAAATCCTTCTGGAGCTGGAGGTGCATCCAACTTTGCTGGAGGTTGCCAAGGTTTTCTCCTTGTGTTATTAGCACGATTTGTGGCTTCTCGTGAAATTCTGTTTGTAGTAGTCATATTCTTACTCCTTCACATGCTTTGCATATTCTTCTAATGGGACACCTAATCTTTTTGCTATCGCTATTTGTGATGGCGTTAGCTTAACTGTCCTTTTACCTCTTGTAGCTGATCTTGAAGCTGTTGCTCCAGCAGATGCAACTCTAGGAGTAGAAGACTGCGTTCTCGTATCCGAGAACTTATGTGGAAATTCTGTTCTCATCCTTCTATCAAGTTCAGTATAATAGTCTTCACTGTTCGGGTCAAACCCTTCTTGCTCAATTAATGTTTTATGAACACCAAAAGCAGCGTAAGTCATAGTCTGATCTTGACCAAACCATTCATTATCTTGTGCCCATTTTTCGGCTCTTGGGTCTGGTTTTTGAGGTTGAGCTTGATTTACCGCTTGTTGAGAAGTATTGTTCCTAGAATTTGTTTCTTGAACTTTTGCTTGCTCTTCTCTTTGTGCTTTCATTTTTTTGAGGTTGGCTTCTTCCATAGCTATTCTAGCTACGTTTTGTTGTGCCTCGTACAAAGCGTCTGCATCTCCAGACTCTAAGGCTTTTTTATACGCCTCTTTTGCTGCAGCTGCTTGAGCAGTTACTCTATTGTCAAACTCACCAACATAGTTAGTATCTAACTTATCTAGTCTCGCTTTGAGTTCTTCATTCTGTTTTTTGATAGATTCTGCATAAGTGATTGCAGATTGTTTCTGTCGTTCTTCTTCCCGAAAACGGTTCGTAAGTTTTGAAATACGCTTTTTAACGGAATCAGAATACTCTGAAAGATCCTCGTCACCAGTGACTTCTTCACCTTGGGTTGTGCCTTCGGTATCTCCGACAACTTGGGTTGTTTCTTGGGGGGTCTTCCCCTCTTCTTCTGGGCCATCTACTACCTCCACTTCTTCAAATAGTTCTTCTTGTTTTTGTTGTTGCATACATTAAGCTCCGTATGATTTAATGTCATCGGGATTGACAATGGTTGCAATGACTTCATCGTCATTGATAATTCGCACTTCTCCACCCTCTATCTGGAATCTAGAACCAGCGTAACGACCAATACATATCCAGTCGCCCTCCTTACACCATGCTCCGTCTTCTCCAAATTTGTCTAAATCTTTATATGCTAGTGGGCCTACTTTGACCACATATGCTACAACTGTAGCTCTAGCTTCTTTATCTCTTACAGAATCTGGCACATGAACACCACCTTCTGTTGTTTCCTTACCCATGTAAGGCATAACAAGTAACCTCCAACCAGTCGGTTGTGGCACTCTGTCTTTTAATGATAATTTTTTTGCTTCTTCGTCTGCTTTTTTCTTAGCTTCTTTTTGTCTAAGAACATATTCAGGCACTATTAATGTCATCGTCTGTCTTCTCCAGCAGGGTTCTTAATTGTTCTAATGCGTAGGTTAGACCCTGTATTTCACCTACCATTGCTTTGTATGCTTCCATGTTTGGAGCATTTCCGCTTGTTAAAGAGATACTAATATCTTCAATACGAGTATTCAAGGATTTTTTGTATTTATGTAAAAAATCTGTAACTTTCATTTATGAAATTACGTTTGTTCTATTGGCTAAAAAACGTCTTTCCTCGTTACTCAATTTGCCTATTTCTTTTTCAAGATTCCTAGCATCTATTATATCAAAAACATTTCCTAGTGGATTAAGACCTGGTAAGTTAGCACCCGTTGATGTCGTAAATTTAAATCTATTTGCACCAGAACCTGGAGCTATTCGTATACCAGAACCTAAATCAGTAGGAACATTTTGAAATTCTGAAGGCACTAACTGTAAAGCATCTGAAACATTTCTATCAGCGTCTTGCATTTGTTGTGGTCTAACGCTTGCTATGCCAGTGTTCATCATCTCACTTCCAGTTATAGGGAAAGTTGACATTGGAACTTGTCGCATGTCACTTGGGAATCTGTCTGTTGGATTTAAATTTCCCATCACTGCTCTTTCGTCTGGTGTAGTTACAGTTTTTTG